GACCCGTTCACTATCATCATCATTGCGAAAACTACCTCAGTTACTGCCATTTTGTCTTACCTTATCTTTTAATTGTTCTACGTCTCTTTGCATTTTCTCTACCTGTGTTTTTAAAAAATCTATGTTTATATTATTTGATTCAATAGATTGTATTTCTTTTTCCATGACCTCATTTTGACCGGCTAGGAACTCGATGAGCATGTACAATTCCTGATTTACGGGGGTTTGCTCAGCTTTTTTTAACAAATCTGCTTCCATTAATTGTCTTGCAGTTTCAAGTTGGGTCAGTCTTTGTGTTAAATCGCTGTAGGCAAATATACCTATTCCTATGGCCATGATTAGGCCAATTAGGTTTCTCATAGGCATGCTGATCGCTGTGTTATCAGATATTTTCATATTATTGCATTTGTGATAAAGGATTCTCTAATGCGAGTTTTATCCTCTTTTCTACCTTTTCTTCTAGTTCAGTCATGGCTGATTCCAACTTACCCGACAATAATTGC